TGGTTCATTTTGACGAACCCCCACCCAGAGATAAGTTTGTTGCGTCTTTGCGCGCATGCGTAGACCGTGGCGGACGTATCTCGATGTCTTTAACTCCTATTTCCGAACCCTGGATATTCGATGAGCTCTATATGCAGGAAGGTGAAGAAGAGCATTTCAAGAATCTGGATATTGAGTGCATATCCGGGACTATTTACGACAATCCCTATCTCAAGCCGGAATATATCAAGAAATTTGAGGCAATGCTTACCCCTGAAGAAAAGGAAGCCCGTATCTACGGAAGATTCCTCAAGCTTACCGGGCTTGTGTATAAACAGCTTTCCAGGGCTATTCACGGCAAAGAAAGATTTCTTATACCTTCTGAATGGCCGCGCTGGATGGTCTGTGACCCCCACGACAGGCGGCCTCATTATTTAGGATGGTTCGCGGTTGACGAGACTGAGGATGTGTATTTTTATCGTTTCGCTAAACCGGAAGGAACTATCTATGATGTCGGAAAATATATCAAAGAAGCAGAGTCGAGCGAACGGATACTCCGTCGTATCATAGACCCCAACTTCGGACAGAAGATATACGGTAATTCCAAGATGACTGTCCGTCAAGAGTTTCAACTGGCCGGAGAACAGATAGATTATGACCTGCGTTTTCAACTCGCTAACGACAATATCGAAGCCGGGCATCTAAGAGTAAAAGATTATCTTCGGTATAATTCATTACTTCCTATTTCTTTAACGAATAAGCCAAAATTCTATATCTTTAACGATATGTCTGAGGTATGGCATGATATGCAGCGCTATGTTTATGATGAGTGGAAAACAGGGTCTATGGAAAAATCCCCGAAAGAAACCCCGAAAAATTTATTTAAAGATATTCCGGACTTAATCAGATATTGCTTAATGGATTCACCTTGCTATGTAGAGCCGGAGATTTATCAACCTAAAGAGGTGAGCTATGTCTAAACATTGGCATTTCAAGAAAGAAAATACATTATTCAATCCTTATGGAGCAAGGAGATTTTTTAAGGGTGAACGACAGCAACAGGAAGAGCCAACGCAGTCTGCGATTGATCCTTGGACAGGCTATTGGATGAAAATATCTGACGGTATTCCTAAAGAACAAATATCTACCTGGATGAAGGAATGGCAAAAAGATACTAATTTTCCGTGGCAGCAGGTTGTTCAAGATTATGTCAATGTTAATACTGGAGAGAAAAAGTCGGCTTTTCAAATAACTGAAGAAGGCGGATTACAGATGAATTATAATCCGTTTAGTCCTCCTGGTGGAAAACTCGGTAAAATGAATTCTGTATTAGCTTCTCCTTTCCAGTGGGGCGAAGAACAAATCAATCAATACAATCAGAATATAGATTTATTGGCTAATCTTCCTCTTTATCCTTTTGCTGCCCAAATGGTTAAAGAAAGGGAAGCGGCCAGAGGCGCGGGTGAAGCCCCGATAGAAGGAGTGAATATTCCGATAGGCGGGCAATTACTCGGAGGAGAGGCTTCTGCGCTTACTCCTGAATCACTTCTTAATGTTCAAGGAGCTCAGGGCGGCAATCCTTTAACGGGAACAGAATTTGTGATGGGGGGTCAAGGTGGGTAAAAAATACGGACCTGAATTTTTTCAAGACCAATATTATAAAGAACATCCTGAAGTAGCGAAAAAGGTTAAAAGCGGGGCGCAGTGTCCTTTTGGAAATACTGGAATATCAGGTTTGACTTCCAGATTTAGAAACATTGAGGGACCTGGAAAAGCTTTGAAGAATAATAAGGAATTAAATAGAAAATTATTCAAATAGGAGGGAGAAGATGCCTGCTTCATTTGATAGATGTGTTCGCGAGGGAGGAAGAGTAAGAACTATAGAATTGGGAAACGGTAAGTATATGCACGTTTGCTATAAAGACGGGAAATCTTATTCTGGAGAAGCCAAGACTAAAAAGAAAAGGAGCAAGAAAAATGCCTAAAATTAATCTTGAAATAATTAAACAGATAGAAAGCTCCGGAAAACCCGAAGCTTTTAATGAGGTTTCCAAAGCCAGAGGATTATACCAAATAACTCCGATAGTCCTTAAAGAATGGAATAATTTTTTTCCTAAAGGGAAATATTCCGAAGATGATTTATTCAATCCGGAAATAAACGAGAAGATTGCGTCTTGGTATATTAATGACCGTATACCATCTATGTTAAAGTATTTCAAGAAACCTGTTACCTTGGATAATGTTTTAATTTCTTATAATGCCGGAATAGATTATGTGGTTCACAACAGGAATTTGCCGAAGGAGACAAATGATTATATATCTAAATATAACAACCTTTCATTGAACAATAATTCTAATATTGTGAAGAAAGCATTGGCGATAGCGCGAGGTAAAAATGCCGATTAATCTTGATAAGAAGCAGATAGATGAACAGATAAAAGAAGAAAAAAAAGATAATCTCGAATATCAATATGATTTTTCGGAAGAAAAGAAAAAAGAGATTGCTGAATTAATTTGTTGGAAGGCAGACCAATATGAAGGTGCAAGAACAGAATGGCTCGAAAAGATAACGGAAGCCCGGAAGCTTTACGAAGGTGATACAGGTCATATTAAATCTCCTTATCCTGATCTGCCGGTAATCTCTACGATGATTACTACATGGGTCGTAGATTTGCTTGTGGCAAAATTATTTCCTCTTGTATGGAATGAAAATTTGATTTATTGGAAAGGCAGGGAAGCTACGGATATAGACAATTCCGAAAACATCTCTAAATTTATGCGATTTATTATCGTCGAAGAACTGAAAATGTCCGGGGTTATACAGCAGCTTATCCAAGATATGCTTATTGACGGAACTTTTGCCGTAAAAATTCCGTGGAACATAACATATCGGTGGGTCCAGAGAATAAAGGCGGTAGGTCTTACATCCAAGGTAATAAATTTAATAAACCGTGTTACAAAAAAATATGAGTCTCAATATGAATATAAAAGATTTGATAAGGCTCTTGTTGAAAGAATAGCGATAGAAGATATCTTAACTCCGTGGGATTCGAAAAACAGTGATGAAGATGATTTGTTTCATAGAGTTTATTATGATTATAACACTCTTAAAGATTTTGCTGATAGGGGGTATTTGATAGACGTAGATGAGAATATTAGGTCTCAAGTGGACGAAAAAGCTAACAAGTCTATTGGTGGAGAAAAGGCTAAACAAGAAGCTGAAGGCACGACTGACCACGAACGTAAGCCGAATGAAAATCCTATTGAATGTATCGAAGCATATATGTCGTATTCTGTTAATGGGAAGCTTACACAGAGCGTATTCTTTGTTTCACGGACACAGAAAAAATACCTTTCCGGTAAACCTTTAGTAGCTATCTCGCGGATTGAACAAAGACCTATATACGTGGCTCCTTTATTGGAGAGAAGCGGAAGATTACTTGGTAAGTCTATCGCTATGGTGGTAGCTCCACTTCATAAAGAAATGGATGCCATACACAACCAACGCATTCAAGCAGGAACTATTGCTATAGCGCCTCCCGGTTTTTATAGACCGGCTTCCGGTTTTAAACCAAAAAAGACACAATATGGTCCTGGGTGGCTTCTTCCATTAGACGATCCTACTAAGGATATCTTTTTTCCGGCCTTTGCAGGTGATTTATTGAGAGTTAGCTTTCAAGAAGAGACTTCTGTTTTAGGACTTATTGAAAGACTTACTTCAGCTACTTCGTATTCATTAGGCATGGAATCTGATATAGCGAAATCACGGGCTACCGCTACTGGGACATTGGCTTTGATAGGCCAGGCGGAACAGCGATTTACTACGTTAGCCAAGAAAGTCCAAGATTCTATATCCGAAATTTTAGTTAGAGTATTAAGGCAATATCAGGAAAAAATGCCTCCTGGTTTAGCTTCAAGAATACTTGGAAAAGAAGGAGAGAGAATATTTCCTTCTGAAATAACTCCAGAAGATATTGCTGGTGAATATGACTGTTATCTTGAACTTGATTTTGCTGCGTCAAACAGGGCTATGGAGAAGCAAATGGCAGTAGTGAGGTATCAATCGCTTATATCCAATCCGTTAATTGGCAGAGATCCGGCTTTATTATGGGAACTTACGGCTGATTTTGTCCGTGCTACTGGAAACGGAAAAAATGTTGAGCGCATAATTGGTAACAAGCCACCTTCATTAGAAGCATATAACGCTGATGCTGATTTGGAATTTGTTGAAATGAATGAAGGAAAGCATGTAGATATAAAACAGAATGAAAATGCTATCGCGCATTTAATTGCTCATATAGCTCAACGTAAATCAGATAGATATGTCACTATGCCCATAGAATATCGTCCGTTGCTTGATGAGCACATTTATAAGACGCAAATGTTAGTCCAACTTCAACTTATGCAACAAGTCCAGGCGGCAGAAAGAGCTCAAACAGAGCAAATTGTTCCAGGTGCATCTATGCCGCCACAAAATATGGAAGGAGGTATAGGTGGAGAGCAACCAAGCGGACAAGCTAAACCACCTGCAGGCTTTATTGGAGCACCCGGGGTGGGCCAGGTTGCAGGAAATCAGGCGGGAATTGGAACGGGAATTCCAGGCTAGAGTAGCTTCAGCTGTTAGAAGCAATGACCCCAAATGTATGCTTTATCAAGGTGGTATAGATGCATTGGCGGCATTCTTTAACAGGATAGAAGATGAAAGTGGTACACCGGAAAATCCATAAATCGGTGCTTCGCCGACAAAAAACGGCGCATATAAGGAGAATAAAATGACACAACCAGCAGCAGTAAAACAAGATATAAAACCGCAGGATCAGACAAAAAAAGAGACAATTCCGGCTGCAAAGCCTGAAGATAAGCCCCAGCAGGGCTCTGATATCGTTAAGGAGAGTCTCGCAATTGCTAGAGGTGAAAAAGAACCTCCTAA